TGATTGGTTTTGTGATTCACATGGTCTTTATATTGAATGTATGGCATACCAGATTCTATTAAAACCTCACAAATCTTAATCCATAAATCTTTTGCTCTTATTTTCTTCCCTAAACCTAATTCAATTGCTTTATAATATTCTTCCTCGAATTCTTTACCATATATCTCATAAAAAGGTTTTAGATTGGCTTTCTTAATTTCATTAGGGCAAAATAAATACCAAACATCATCATCTTTTACTTTTTGCATAAACAAATCAGGAGCCCAAAGTGCTAAAAATAAATCTCTTGTCCTAAGTTCTTCTTGGCCTTGTGGTTTTCTAAGGTTTAGGAATTCATAAATTTCTCTATGCCAAGGTTCTAGATATAATGCACAACTTCCAGGTCTCTTTCCTCCTTGGTCAAATTGCCTCATTAATTCATTAATTACTTTTGCAAAAGGTACAATACCTGCCGCTTTTCCTCCTGTAGATAATTCTGAATAATTACTTCTGAGATTAGATATTGCTAAACCTATTCCGGCACTATTTGCCGAAGCATTAATTAACCTCTTATAAGTTTCTGAAATCCCTTCTTTAGAATCATCATTTAAAAAATGTAATTCACAAGAAGCTAATTGGTTTGAAGGAGTACCACTATTCAATAATATAGGGGTTGCCGGAGATACAGATGTGCTAATTTGTTTATAATCTTCTATAGCATCTTCTATTGTCTTGCTTCTATTAATAGCTACACGAGAGAACATTTGTTGAGGTGTTTCTAAATGTATAAATTTATTTCCTATTTGTTCTTTTAATAAATAAACTGATTTTAATCTCCCAATAGCAAAATAATCAAATTCAAAATCTTTATTATAATCTATATGTTTTTCGAACTCTTCTCCCCATTCAAGAACCTTCTTATAATATGTTTTATTTAACTTATTTTTCTTATAAAGTGTTTTACTTACTTTTAATAAATTTAATGGAATTTCTTTGTGTAAACGTGAAATAAGTATATTAGAAGCGAACATCGAGTATTGAGGGTTATCAGTTATATAACCTATAGAAGTATTTGCTATTAACTCATCTAACTCTGCACTTGTTATCTTATCATATATACCCTGAGTTACCTTTATAAATAATTCATCTGTATTTATACCTAATCCATCTGCCGATTTCTTTATTCTATTTAGTATCTTGTTTGGGTTAAATTCTACTGATTGTCCATTACGTTTTATTACTTCCATGTATTATTTCTTTTTGTGTTTAAATGTATTGACCTAATATTTCTGTTTCAAATTGTTCTTTGGAGAATTTATCACATATTTTCTTTGCTTTATAAAGATAATTTAAATTATTTAAGTTTCTATGATTTATAATTTTTATATCAGGATGAGTTAATAAATTATTCCAATATTCAAAAATATCTGAGCTTTTAAATCCAAAATAATCTTTTAAGATTTTATTATTATAACCCTTCTCTTTACATTGTTTTATTAAAGACAATAAAACAGAATTATATATTTTATTAGATGAGGAAAACAAAAATACCTCTTCATAACAATTAATAATTTTATTTAAATCTTCTTTTTGTTTCTCATTAAAAAATAAATACTCATCAATCAATAATCTTTTAATTTCTTTTCTTTTTAATTTATCTAATTGACCTATACTTAAAGTGTTTTTTAATCCAATTTTTTCAATATAATAATGTGAAGCTCTTATATCTCTTGTTATTATAAATGTATCTTCGGAAGATTTTAAGTATTCATAAATTAAAGTAGAAGATTTTCCTGATTGCCTATTTCTTATATTAAAGTATAATTTCATTTTATTAATTCTTTTAATTGTGTTAAACCATTATTCTCATTATCAATCTTCCAAATATAATCTATTCTATGGTCATTGGGTTCAATAATATCTTCAAGAGGTTTTTTTGTTGTAAATTCAATATCATTTAAGAAATGTATTTGTTCTCCGAGCAAATTTACTCTAAAAATATCAGATATATTTTTTTTTACTAAATATTTATTCATGCAAATATACTTCTTATTGCTTCTTCTAATGTTTTAAATTGAGGTATATTATATCTCTCACAAAATATATCAACATTACCTTTCCTGCAATACCCTTCATTACAAATTACTAATGTCTTTTCATCTCCGTATTTACCAAGTTCTAATAATGTAATCATAGATTTGGTATCAGGGTCAAAATAATATATTTTATAATCAGACATTTCTTGAGCATCTAATTCCCAGGTAACCTGTCCAACAAAATATGGATTATCTAAATTTTGTTGGGCATCTGGTTGGTAATCATCCCTTCTTGGATTAAAGACAATTGTATTATTTTTCTCATATTTTGCAATTAATTTTCTTGCTTTCTGTTGCCATTGTTCTGCTTTTCCTTGTTCAATCGAGCCTCCTAAAAATATCTTTATATTTTTAATTGTCTTTAATTCGTTTATGTTTTGTGGCGGTGTATATGTTTTCATAATTTGTTTTTAAATAGTTTTTAATTGTGCACCAACAAAAATTTCCACTCATAAATTCAGATAAAAATAAAATAAAATTAAAATGATTATGATGGTCTGGGCATAAACCTAAAATATGAAATATAAAATCCATAATTATTTATCTTTAAAATTCTTCATTAAAATTAATTTCACCATCTAATTTCGCTTTTTGATACTCTGTTGGGCGGCCCTCAAAAAAGTTTTGTTTTCCATTTAATGCAATTCCTTCCATAAACTTAAAAGGATTTTTTGAATTAAAATGTTTTTTACATCTTAATTTTAATAACATTTGGTCAGCTACATATTCTATATATCTAGCCATTAGAATTTTATTCATTCCTAATAAATCACAAGGTAGAGATTCTATTATAAATTCTTTTTCTATATCAACTGCATCTAAAACAATTTCTAAAATTCTTTCTCTTGTAGGTTTATTTTCTATATGATTATTTATTAAGTTAATAGCAAATTCACAATGAAGATTTTCATCTCTATTTATAAAACTATTTGCTTTACCTAAACCTTGCATTAAACCTCTGTTTGATAACCAAAATATAGAACAAAAAGAACCTGAGAAAAATATTCCTTCAACAACTGCAAAAGCTACCAGTCTCTCTTGAAATGTACTATTTTCTATCCATTTAAGAGCCCAATCTGCTTTCTTCTTCACGGCCGGCAAATTATCTATAGCATAAAAACATTCTCTCTTCTCATTTTCATTTTCAATATATGTATCTATTAATTTTGAATACATTTCTGCATGAATATTTTCTATTGCAATTTGTATCCCATAAAAACATTTTGCTTCAGGATATTTCACATCTCTTAAGAAGTTTTCCGCTAAGTTTTCATTTATTATCCCATCGGCCTGATTAAAGAAACTCAAGACATTTTTAATAAAAAACTTCTCATTCTCATTTAAATTATTATTCCAATCATCTAAATCTTTAGATAAATCAACTTCTTCTACTGTCCAAAAAGCATTTAATTGTACTTTATAAAAGTCATTCCATAAGTCTTGATGCTTAATTGGAAATAAAGAAAATCTCTCTGTGCCTGTCTCTGTTAATATTCTTTCTATCATTTTTTATCTTCTTATTTTATCTCTAATACTTTTTATTGATTCTATTGTCGTGTTTGCTTGGTCTAATCCTGAGACATCTGCTAAATCCATTAATCTTCCCATTTCTGTGAAAACACTCTTTGCATTATCTATTTTAACCTTTATCGCTTTAGAAGATATACCTAATCTGTTTTTTAATAATAAAGCAAATGCTTCATCATTTACCTTCATGTTTTTATCTTGAACATACATAATAACATAATCTGCTACTTGAAATACCTCAATTGCCTTACCAATATTCTTTGCATCGGCTGAAAGATTATCGAATCCTGAATTATGTGTATAAATATCATTTGCAAAAAACATATGAGTATCTTCTACACAAATATCTATCGTTTCCATTTCCCCTATTAATTCTATAGATTCAATTTGAGAATAATCTATTTCTATTTCTTTAATCATTTTTATAATTATTTTTTATAAAGTTAATACAATTTTCTAATGTTTCTATTTTATTTTTTTTATATTCTTTTTCGTAAACAAAAAGAACATTATACCCTTTTGATTCTAAATACAATTTTCTTTTTTCATCTTTTAAATTTGAATTTTCGCCTTTATGCCAATAATCTCCTTGAAATTCAATAATACAATTTTTTATTTTAAAATCAACAAATATAATAGTAAAGCCTTCAGAGTTTATTTTAAAAATTTGTTCTCCGCTTAACTCGTAAAACTTTATTTCGTTATCTAAATTTTTAAACCCAAATGATTCTAACCTTTCATATATTTCCCAAAACATTTTTTGAGATATTTTACTATACCCAGAAGAATTTTCTTTATTATTTGTACAATTAAATTTCCACGACTCCCATCTTTTTATTCCTTCATCATTCCCGTATTTTAAAATAAAATCTTCAATTCTTGTTTTAAATCCTAATTTTTGTTTTTCAGAATATAATTTATATCTGTAACTCCCATCAATTTCTCCATATTTTTTTATAAATGCTTTAGGTGAACAATGGTCTTGTTTTTCTTTATACCTAACCCATTCTTTTAATCCAACATCTTTTCCATATTTTTCTATATAATAATTTTTAGAAAATCTATAACTTTGATTTTTACATTTCTCTAAATATTTTTTAGTGCCTTCTTCTTCTCCATGCCTATTAATACAATCTGTTAAAGTGTGTGTTTTTGATTTATGATTATGTAACGATTTTTTAAAACTATCTTTCCAATTTTTTTTAATATTATTCCAAATTTTTAAACCTTTTTCTTCTCCATACTTTTCTATATACCACTCTTTAGTTGCTTGTCCTTTTTTAGAATTACAAGCTTTTTCTTGAAACAATTTTCTGCCTTCATCATCTCCATATTTTTCTATATAATTTTCAATTCTGCAACCTCTTTGTTTTGCTCTCTTTAAGTATAGTTCTGTACCTTTCTCTTTCCCAAACAAAAATATATAATCTTCTTTATAAAAATTAGAAGCTTTTTTATTACCAAAATTCTTATAATCAATAGCTTCTTTAAAAGTCTTCTTATAATCTAATTTTAATAAAAAATTAAAATAGCTTTTATATTTATTGAAAATTTTAAAACCAAAATTATTATAAAAAATTAATAATTCATTTTTTTGTTCGTTGTTTAATATTTCTGTATCTCGAAAAAATTTAGGAACTAATGTTTGCATAATTTTAAATAGTACAGTCTAAATTTCAGTTCTTATTTTTTTATTATTAAAGTGGAATTTAAACCTAACCCATTTTCTATACTTAATAATCCTCCCTCTTTAGTTGGAAACTCATGTTTGCCAGAACATAGAATTTCTTGACCATTTTTTAATTTTATTTTATATACAGGTTGGTATTCTTTTTCATATATTTTAACAACTTTCTTATAGCCTTCTTTGGTTAATATTTTATCACCCTCTATTAAGCTGTCTATTCTTACTTTACCTTCATTTTCTTTATCTACGAGTGTTGAGATTTCAAGACACCTATTTGTCTGGAAATTGCATATTATGCACATCTGTTCTTCTTCTGCCCAATCTCTAAATTCTTCACATAAATGTTCGAACTTATCATTATCATTTAAATATTTTTCTCCTTTTTCTAATTTAACTTGATTTAAACCATCGACGCAAATTAATTGAAAAAATATACCTTGTGCCTTATAACTGTTTAATAAGTTTTTGAAATTAGATATTTGTCCATTCTTAGAACGAAAATGTTTTACAATAAATTCTCCATTTAATAATTCTTGTTTCTTTTTATTTACATATTCATCATGATTACCAGAATATAATTCTTCCTGTTCCATGTCAAACAATCCTGATAAAACTCTTGTCGTGATTGATTTTTCATTATCTTCTAAAGATATATATAATGTGTTCACATTATTAACAGATGCTGTTCTTGCTTGTGATATTAAAGATGATGTCTTACCAAAATGTGATGGGGCTACTTGAATAAATAATCTTCCTGCTCCAGGGCCTCCTTTTGATATTTTATTAAATGAAGGAAATATAGTTGGGACCGGGTTTTTATTTGTTTCTCCAGATAATTTGATTCTATCCCTCTTAACATCAATAACACGTTGGTCATCTAGGTCTTCATATTTATAAGCTTCAAATGCATATTTCTTAGATTCTTCTCTCTTGCCAACCATTAATAAATCTAAAGATTTTTCTAAATTTTTCAATGTATAAGAGCTTAGGCAAAAATCTCTTGTTTCTTTATAGACAAAATCAAAATTAGCTCTATCACTATCTTGGATTTCTTTTATTTTTTTCTTAAAATTTATATCATTTAATTCTTTCTTCTCTGCTAGTATTCTTAATATATCAAAACCTGGAGCCGAGTTATGTTCTCTTATATACTCTAATAATAATTTACAAATCTCTTTAAAATATTTATTATCAAAATAATCATATTCAATAATGTTTTTTAATTGTGTTAGATATTTTGTGTCGTTAATTAAAATATGTAGTAATGATTTTTGAAAAGAGTCTCCATAAATAGAAAAATCTTTTTTTACTTCTTCTGCCATCTTATGCTTCTAATTTTAGTTTCGTTGATATTTGCTTCAACAAGTTAGTTATATTATTTACATCTTTAAAATAAATATTGTATTTTTTTTTCTGTAAGTAAGAAAAAGTTAATAACAAAGATTGTTGAAAACCATATTGCATATCCAATTGTTCTTTTATTTTTCTCCTTGAAGATTCTGAACAGTTAGATTCATTTAATTTCATTAATTTATAATTTCTATGTAATAAGTCTTTAGACTCCTTTATTGTCTTTAATGTTTTTGTTTTATCATCCTTTAAATCATCTATTAATAAATATAAATCATTAAAATCTCTAAATGGTATTGTTGATAGTTCCGGAAAATATTTTAATATTCTATCTTCACCTAATCCTTTTACACCTGGTATCTTATCGCTTGTATCTCCATTTAAAACTTTATAATAAATAAAATTCTCAGGGAGCACATCTATTTGTTCTTTAAAGTTGTCTTTGTTTATTATAATTTTCTTTTCTGCCGACCAAACAGAAACCCCATCTTTTATTAATTGATAATAATCTTGGTCTGTACTACAAATAAATTGTTCATAAGTGTTAGCGTTTTTTGTTGTCAAATACTCTATAACATCATCGGCCTCTAAATAATCTACTTTTGTTATAAGAAAAGGAAAATAGCTTAACAATTTCATTAATAAATCTACCTGAAAATCTTCATTACTAAAATTAGCATATTCAGTAACAACCAATCTATCTTTTCTCCTTCCTCTTCTATCTTTATAATCTCTAAATATATTTCTTCTTCTCTCACCGGCTCCATCTCCATCAAAACAAATAACTACATAATTAGGTTTTAGATAATTTATTGTTGAGAATAATTGTCTCATAAATGTAATTACTCCACCTATTGGGGTTCCATCTTCATTTGTAGATTGTTTATCTTTTGAGAATGCTCGATAAAAATAATTAAATCCATCAATATATAATAATCTTGGTTTCATAAAATGTTTTAAAAAAATAGGTTGTTGATATAAATCACAACAACCTATTTTACTTTAAAAATAAATTTCTATTTTTTATCCTCGCCTAAATCAAATTCGGACTCTTGCAAGTCATCTTCTTTTATTTTAGACATATCAATTTTCTTAATTGTCCTTTTTCTTATTTTAGATTTAACCCATTCGTAAATATCTAAATCTGATAAATATTCTTCCCAACCTTTTTCTTGGAATTTTTCTCCATCTGGAATTGGACAATCTTTATCTGGGTCTAACCATGTGTACCATGCACCTGATTTTGCAATATAATCATTGTCCTCTAAGAAGTCCAATAATGTTTTAGACTCTCTGATTCCTTGCAAGAACATAATCCTAAAAGTTGTCTCCCTATGTGGAATACCTACTTTGTTTTTAATTAATTTGGCATTCACATCACAACCTAAAACTAACCCTTCGCCTTTTGGCTTCTTAGGTTTAGGCCCTTCTTTGCCATTTTTTTTCCAATTATTAACAACAATCTCATATTCTTCATCTGTCATAACAACTTCTGCAACCTCTATCTTCTTCATTCCCAATAGTTTAATTCTAAGAGAAGCAAAGAAATCTTTTGCTTTTCCACCTGGGGCAATGTCTGGGTCTCCATAACTTATTCCAATAGTTTGGCGGATTTGATTTAAAAGTATTAAGCAACAATTTGCCTCTTTTAAGAAAGGAGAAATTTTTCTTAAACCCTTACCTAATTGTTTTGGCTTAAGACCTCCAAGGTTCATATTATTTTCATAACCGGCCTCTAACTCTGCATCTGTTACAAGAGCTGCTATACTATCTATAATACACAAAACAGGTTTACCTTTCATTGATTTTTCCTTTGCAATTTCTTTTAAAGTTTCTTCTAATGAGGTAAACACATCTTCTATTGAAGTTGCATTATTATAAACCATATTTTCTCTATCGACACCACAAGCCTCCATCATCTCAAATGCTCCAGCTTGTTCAACATCATAAAAAATACCGACACCTCCCATTTCTTGACAGTTTTTTAAACCGTTAAGTACGAGTGTAGTTTTACCTATTGATTCTTTACCAAATATTTCTACAACTCTACCGCAAGGCCAACCGCCTTGTTCTTTATTTGAAATTGTTATATCTAATTTATAATCTCCGGTAGGTATCCAAATTTTTACTTCGCTTGATAAATCACTTCCGGACATAGAACTATTTGGGACTGATTCATTTTGTTTATCTATCAATTTCTTTATAAATGGATTCATATTTTAATTTTTTTTAAATGGAAAATATTATTTAATTCATTATTAAAATATTACTCATCATCATCTACTAAAGAATCTAAACTATCTTCTATTTCTTCTTTTTTATTATTAGCTACTCCTTCAACTCTATCTAAGTATCCCTCAATCAATTCTTGCCTCTTTTGTAAATCCCAATAGTTTTTCATCAATTGTTTTGGGTCAACACATTGTTCAATCCAATCATTTTTACATGCTTTAATTGTTTTTAATAATTCTTTGTCTTTTATTTCTTTAAAAGATACAGCATACATTGTAGCCGCAGGCGCATCACCGTCAAATGTGATTATAACCTTTTTAGGTGCTGATAAATCCCAAAATAAAGTTTCGTCGTCTTCCATATTAGAAATCTCATTCTCTAATTGTTTTTTAACAGAAACTTTGTATGAAAACCATTTTACTCCACCCTCAACATCATTTAAGTCTATAACCGGAACCATAAATTTTGTTTGTTCTTCAATTGGTTTCCAAATAGGCTTGTTTGCCATGAAATCTTTCTTTAACTCTACAATCGCCTTATTAATAGGACAAAGATTTTTTTCTCCAATCTCTAAAAAATTAGACATTGCATGAATTTCTTTTTTAGGATTATCGGTTAAATTCTTATGGAAATTCCACGCCATAAAAATATCGCCTTCGGGTTCTGTTTCTGTTACGGTTGATTTATAAGGAAGAAAAAGAAATTCATTCTTTCCTTTATAATCAAATTTTGCATAAATAGATTCTTTCTTTTCAAAATCTCCCGTTTGCGCTTTTGGTGCCCTTCCATTGTTGGATAATTTTGCTAATCTCTCTAAGATTGCATCTTTTCTTGTACTCATACTTTTTATTAAATTGGTGAAAAAATTTAGTTTACAAATATATAAAGATTAAAATTAATAAAAAAATTATTTTTATTTTTTTAATCTTTTAATACGGTTATACCTTCTTTTAAATTAAGTGTTACCCCAAATTTATCTATATGGAATGCTCCAAGGCAAATATCATTTCTCTTTAAATCTAATCTATCTCCCCAACATCTAACCTGTTTAACATTTAAACCATCTGAGATTTCTAATTGAAAATATTTCTTTCCTTTTTTACTTTGCGCTTCTTCTAGCTTAGAAACTATAAAAACGATTTTAGTGTACGAATTATTTAATGTTTCAAAATTATTATAGTTGTTTATGTTTTTCTTATAATCGTTTAAAATTTTAAGCCTATCAATGTAATAAAGAGAAAATTGAGTGCTATTAAAGAATAAATCGTCCTTCTCTTGTAAAGATAAATTATTTTTTTCTATTTCTAAGAAATCTTTTATCTCAAATATAAAATCTATCCAAGGTTTACTTTCTATAGATTTACTCTTGTATTTAAATAATAATTTTAATAGCATATTATCATCAAGAGATTTTAATGATTCTGGTCTGTGCTTTAATTCAAGAGAATTTTTCTTTCTTGTGAACCAAGTTTCTATTTTTCCATCATTTAATAATTCTTTTAATTTTTTAATTTCATCTCTATCAATATTAAAGCAATCAAAACAACCTGTATTTAATAATGCTTCAAAACCAGATTTGTTTATTTTACTAAAATCTATAGATAAGAAATCTTTTAATTCTTCTAATTTATTTTTATTATTTAATAATTCTTCATAAGCTTTATCTCCGAAAGATTTTATAACATTAAAACCCATAACAACTTTATTTTTATCAAGAGCTCTAAATTCCCATTCAGATTTATTAATTGTCGGTGGTAATAATTCAATCCCATTTTTCGCCATATCATTAATTAATTCTGTATATTTTTCTTGAGATTCAAATTTAAATAATGAAGCATAATAATAAGCTGGATAATTTGTTTTTAACCATAACATTTGCCATGAAACATAAGAATAGGAAACACAATGTGATTTATTAAATGAATATCCGAGGAATTTTTGGCAATACTCTATAAAATATTTAACATCTTCCAAACCATAACCTTTGTTTATCATACCATCTTCTAATATTTTAAAATATTTTTCTACTTGGTAATATTTAGGGTGGTCTTTCTTCCAAGCAATACATCTTCTAAAATTATCACATTCACCTAAATTTAATCCGCAAGCTTCTTGTACCATAAACATAAATTGTTCTTGATATAACAAGATACCATAAGTAGAATCTAGAATTTTTCTCATAAACTCTAATCTAGGATATAATGGGTCATCATATAAATCTTCTTTATTATTAGATACATATTTTCTCTTCCAATCACCAAATTTATCTCCAAAAGTTTCTAATGGACCTGGTCTATTTAATGCTGATATAGAACAAATATCCTCAAAAGAATTAGGCTTAATATCATCAACCAATCTCTTTGCTCCGCCATCCAACTGAAAGATGCTATATAAATTATTGTTTTCTAGATTTCTTAATACTTCTTTGTTTTCAAAATCTAAATATAATAAATCATCACTCACATCTATATTTTCCTTTTCCTTTATCTCATTAATACAATTCTGTATAATTGATAAAGAAGATAAGCCAAGTATGTCTAATTTTAATAATCCTAAATCCGATAAATCTTTTCCACTACCATCAGACTCTCTAAAAGCAGATACAATTTCTTTAGCTGCTCTTGTGACCGGAATATGCTCCCAAATTGGTGTTGGTGTTATTACGATACCTCCAGCATGTGTTCCTATTTGTCTAACTTGGCCCATTAATCTATTAGCATAATAAATAATTTCTGTATTATTTTCTATCCATTCCTTTATAATAGAATCAGAGGTTGTTTTTTTGATATTATCAAAATATTCTATTAGGTCTCCGTTGTATTCTTCTATTCCATCTATTTTTGTAATATTTGTCATTAAGAAACTTTTAAAGCTTGTATCAAAACCTAAGCCTTTGGCTGAATCTTGTAGAGCTCTCTTTGCTTTGTATAATTGATGTGTGCCAACACCAATAACACAATCTGAGGTATATTTTTCCTGCAAATAAAAATATACAAAATCTCTTCCGCCTTGACCATAATCTTGGTCAATATCAACAACTCCTGTTCTGGCTGGATTAAGAAATCTCTCAAAATAAAGTTCATGTGTTATAGGGCAGACAGTTGTTATATCTAGGCAGTATGCCAACAATGCTCCAGCACATGAACCACGACCTGGACCTGTCCTAATGTTATTTTTATTTGAAGCTTTGGTAATATCTTCAAATATTAAAAAATAATTTGCAAACCCTTTTTCTTTTATGATTTCCAATTCGTATGTTAATCTTTTTTTATAAACTTCTAATTTATCTTTAGAGAACTTTTCACCTCTTTCTTTCCTTGCTTTAAGTTTTTGAAATAATCCTCTCTCAGAATTTTCTCTTAGAACCTCATTAGCTTCTCTGTCTCCTAAATTATAAAATTTTGGAAATTTAAAACCTGTCTTATCTACTGTTTCAAATTCAAAATTAATTTTATCTAATAATGTTAAAGAATTATCTAGAGCTTCTGATATTAATTTTTCACAATAATTATAATTCCACTTTTTATTAAATTCAAATATTTCCTCGCTATTATGAAAATAAAGATGTCTTGCGTGAATAAAAGATTCTGCTCCACTATCATTGTTTCTTGCTACATTAATAACAATGTCTTGTAATCTATCATCCCCTTTATTTAAGTAATGAACATCCCCGCCAATTAATATAGGCACATCATATTTCTGGCATAAACTAATTATCTTATCATTTGTCTCTTTTTGAGAAACACCAAACTTTGATTTATCTAATATTTCATTAAATTGTATCTCGCCATAAAAATTATCTCCGAACTCTCTTAAGAAACGCTTAAACCATTCTTCCGCTTCTTTATTAAAATCATTTGTTCCAAGTTGATTAACAATATTTACCATACAACCTGTGGTCATTATTAAACCTTTTTTATAATGAAATAATTCTTCAAAAGTTATTCTTGGTTTATAATAATAACCTTCTGTATTAGCTAAGTAATGTAATCTATTAAAATTTTGATAGCCTTGTTTATCTTTTATGAAAATTGATTGATGACAATCTTTATTTATTGTTTCTCGTTTTGAGTTGGGTATTTTTAATTCTTTATCTGTGCAAGCATAAAATTCACTACCTAAAATAGGTTTTAAATTATTCTTCTTTAATTCATTATAGAATTGATAAATACCATTAGCGTTACCGTGGTCGGTTAATGCCATGCCAGGCAAATTATATTCTTTTAATTTATCAACATATTCTTTAAATTTAGCTGTGCCATCAAGCATAGAGTATGTTGAGTGTGCATGCACCTCAACAAAAGGCCTATTATAAATTATATCATTTTGTATTAAACCCGGAGAACAAACTTTGCAATTACAAATCATAGTGTAAATTTATAATATTATTTTTTAAAAACAAAAAAAACTATTTAAAATTATAGAAAACATAAAAAATGAATAGATTAACAATAGCTGAGAGAAAATTTTTAGAAGAGTTTAATAATACTTTATTAAAGTACCCTTCTAAAAATAAAGGACAAGATATAATATTATTTTCTATTAAACCTTATTGGTGCATACAAAATAATTTATTAATCTCATCTTTATTATTTCACCCACTTAATTGTTATTATAAGAATTATAAAGAAGAAACTGTTAATTTTACACATAAAAAACTTATTAAGAGTATAATAGAGTGGGAATTGGATGATAAGAAAGAAAGTTTCTTAAACACAAAAGAATTAGAACAATTAATATTTTTCTTTAGGAATATTTAAATGTTCTTTTTTTTATTCTTTAACTTTTTCATCTTGTAATATTGAAGATTCTTCATCTGTTATAGAATCAATTCCAAATTCTTCAATTTTTTTATAAATTTCTTTCTTGGTTAATTTAAGAGAAAAATTTTGTTTAGTATTTGCCCACAAAAAATCTTTTATTCCGCTCGTAAATAAAGCTTTCATTTCAATTTCGACCGGTTGCAAAAATAATTCATTTACCATGTTGTTATTATTATATAAAATGGTCTTTATTTCCTCATAAGTAGATTCGGTATTAAAAAATATTGTTGCAGAATTTAATTCATACTTATCATCAATTTTAATATTTTTATATAAAATAGATTCTAAATAATGCAATTGTAAATGGTTCGATGTTATTAATATATAATTCATTCTTCTGTTTTAATTAAAATACTTTTTTTATACTTTTTTATTATCTTAGATTCTAATAAATTAAATGGACAGACTATAAAGTCACCATTAATATTATTAAATGTAAATGAGATAATTTTATTAGAAATTTCTCGTCCTTCACCTATTAAGATGTTATTGTTCTTATCATAAACTTTTATTACCATAATACAAAATTACAAAAAAATAATCAAATAACAAAAGTTATAAGGCGTTGATTTACAACGCCTTAATTTTTCTCTTGACATTTTCGGTTATGATATGCTTTGGATTATTTAATATTCTATAATAAGTAGATAAACCTATACCAATTTCTTCACATAATTTATTTATAGTTTTATAAGTTAATAACCCCTCTTTTAGTTTAGATTGATATTTCTTATTGAATGTTTCAGAGTTTTCTAAATTATTAGAAATATAATTACAAATATCTTTAATTAAAACATCATCTGTGATAATATAATATTGTCTATTATCTTTATCTATAATTCCTTGCAAATTTAATTTTCTTTTTATTTTTAGTAAAGTTATGTAATCTACTTCTTGGTTGTTTTTAATTAAATTCATATCATTATTACTGATTTGAAAATAACCAAGAAGTAATTCTTTTTTGTTTGTTTTTGCTAAAAACCTAATTAGCTCATTAATAGAAAGTTTCATAAAATTTTTGTTTTTTGTTTGTATAAAAATAATAAAAAAATGTGATAAAACAAAATATTTATGTAAATTTGTTTATGGAATTACAAAAATATTTTTTAGCAATAGATGGTTCTACTTCGAAAGTAGGGTTATCTCTATGGGATTTAAATAATTATGAACTAATAAAATGTTGGGGCTGGTCATTTAAGGCAAGCCTAACATTATTAGAAAAAGCTAAATTCTTTGAGGAGGAATTAAAAATAATTATTAATGATTATAACATTATTGAGGCTTGCATAGAAGCTCCTAAATTATCAATGATGAATATGTTTTCAGGTAAAGAGCAAGTTACTTCTGCAAAAACATTAAAGGTATTATCCCAAATAAATTTTGGGTATCAATATATTTTGCACCAGAGAGGAATTCATGTTGAAGAGTTAGATGAGTCTTTATGTAAAAAACTTTCTTATCCTGCTTACAAGGTTAAGAGAAATGGTATCACAGTTAAAATGCAATATCAATCTCAGGTATTAGATGATATAACATTAAATAAAGATATTTATAATTTTACTTATGTTGATAAGAAAACAGGAGAAGTAAAATGTTATAAATGGGTAGAAGATATTATTGATAGTCTTATTGTGGGTAAAGCATATTTAAATATTAAGAAACAAGGATTAAAAATAGCTGATATAAAATAGAGTAATCTTATAAAATTAAGAAAGGAGATAAAATCAACTATCTCCTTTCTTAATTTTTCTAATAAAAAATTAATTTATTTGTTCTTCTTTTATTTCTTTATCAACAATAACTTCCTCGGTAATTATTTCACCATTACCAAAATAAGATAAAATAATAGAAGTTAATGTCATTGCTATAGCAATTACTTCATTCCACATCTCTTCTTTTATTAAACCTTTGCCCATAATTATTGCTCCTGTGATTGTTAAAGCTTTACGAACAAAAATCATCCAGACAGATAGGTTTCTATCTGTCTTATCTATCCAAGACCATATAATCATTGCTAAAACAATAACACCTGTGATAATTTCATTTGCTAAAGTTTGAGGAATAATTCCTTTTGTAATTAAAAATACCGATACGAAAGTTAATATTTGTCTTACCAAACCAATAACTTGTTCTTTGTTCATTTTTTTCATTTATATAATTTTTATTTGTTTACTGTTTATTTTAAATAGTTTTGGAAATATTCTTTCCATAGTTTCTTACTATTATAATTGTAATATTTCAAAGATAATTTGTTTATAAACTTAGACACTTTTGTTCTTCCAAAATAATAAGCAATCATTAATTTAAATACAATTGAATCTATACTCGTAGCTTTTGCCTTAGTGTAAAACGGCAACCAAAATATTTCTTTAGAAACAACCATTGGTATATTATTATCTATTAGGTCTGCCGCAACTATATTAAATGTTTCTGATAATGAAACTTGCATACCTATATCCATTGTCTTAACTAAATCAATAAATTGTACATGAGTCATCCAAGGACACTCAACTAAATCATGTTCACTATTTTTAAACAAGTTTCTTAGGTTTTTTAATACACTATTTCCACCTTGTTCTTCTCTGTTTACATTTATAAAGAATCTTAATTTCTTACCTATGACATCTGCAAAATACATTGCCGAGATAGCTTGAGCTAAATGATTTTTCATAGGACGAATTGCACCAAAACAAGAAATATTTATATATCTATCATCTCTTTCTAAAATCTCTGGTGTGTTTGTTATTTTATAATAGTTAGGTAATAAGACAGAATTTATTCCTACCTTAGATAAATCATCTACCGCACTTTTATGGTTACATGCAATAGTTACATTTAAGTCTCTATATTGATATAACCAATCCATAGCAATTCCTTCATTTGCAAGGAAAGTTATTTGACTATGAATCCTGCACATGAATAAAACCTTAGGATGAAGTTTTTGTAATTGAGCAATCTTCTCCGGTGTTACCCATATAGCTTCTAATATCAATACTGTAGGTTTATGTATTGTTAAGAATTTATCTATACAATTACCGTCAACTGCCATTTCATAATTAGATTCTATCTTTAATTCTTTTAATAAATCTAATACAAAATTGATTGAATTTGTTAGTCCGGAAGATATAGGACCATCTGGTATTGTATTACAATCACTATAGGTTAACATTTTCTTCTTACTGATGAATAAAATTTTATTTTTCATTATTTATTAGGTTGTATATCTTGCAATTACTTTATCTGTTATCTCCAAATCAAAACCAGCATTTAGAGGAATCCAAGTTACCGCAGTACCTACAACTGAGAATGCAGAAGATACTGTTAGGTTATTAAATTCTTGCCCGTTTACTATTAAAGTTATATTTGATGAAGTATCTGGAGCAGAAGATAAATCTGACACTAAATTAATTCCACTTACTGTTAATGATTCTGTTACTAAATCTCCTGATGAAGGTAAGTCTTGATTAATATTCCTTGTTACAATTCCTATGAGTGCATCTGTAGGTAAATCTTTAAATTCATACCTATAATTAAACTCAAATTCAATAGAATCTAGAGGTAAATTATATGCTGTCTCTACACCAGAAACAAGTGTATAAAAAGACAAAGTATAAATGCTTGATGCAAATGTAATTCTACCATATAATTCTCCGCCAGGTCCTTTTATTTTTAATTTTGTAGAACTTTTATAAATCTCAACTCTATTATTTGTGCCAGATACAATAATACCTGTTACCAATTCTGAGGCAGAAGGTAATAATGCAATAGAACCACCATTAAAACCTGATGTTGTTAGAACGGAAGTTATAGAAGCTGTTATATCAAAAGAGGTACCAGAAACACTTAAATTATTAATTCTAATTGGCGCCGAAATGTATTTCTTTATTTGTTTTGCTTGGAATCTTGCCATTTATCTATCTTTAAAAAATGAATCTGTTTGTAAATCATTTACGTTTATCCATTCTGTCTTATTATTGAAGTTTATTTTTACTTGAACTTTATTTCCTTTTAATTTTAAAACTTTACAAGCATATTTGGAATCTTTTTTATAGACCGTATCTCCAACTTTAATTTTATTGTTTTCTAATAAAACTTTCTTACCTGTTACTTTCTCAATTGCTTCTATTAATTTACTTAATTTCATTTATTATTTGTTTATGTTTTATATATATTGTAAGATTACTTCATCTGTCGTTTCTAAAATATAATCTGTATTTGTCCAAATCATTGTTGTTGAACTTATTGAGAAACTTGTTTCTTGTTTACCATTTATAAATAATAAAACAGTTGATAGACTATAAGGTAGTTTTGAAAAAGCATTCGTAAATGTTGTTTGTCCATTTGATGTAACCGAAACAACATCTCTTCTTGGTAATTTATTTACCTCTTGAACCGCTTCAAATAATTGTGTACCTACATTCCATTTAACTCTAACTTTTGTATCAGAATCTTTTGAGTTTAATGTTATTAATGTATTTCCCGAAACTGAATCTTTTATAATAACATCATAATTAATGTTTTTAATTTGTAATTCAAACTCTGAATTACATTGCTTAAACTCATTTAAAAAATTTATTGTGTATAAACCTGTGATACCATCTATCACTTGCAAAATTCTATTTTTATAAGCTGTTAATGTTATGATACCATTTGCAGATAAAATTTCTTTACCCTGTTTACCTAATGTTTCATTCTTGTTAACAATAATTTCTGAATAATTAGAATATTCAAATAAAGGATTTGAAGATATAATATTTTGAAAAGAACAATTATTTGAATCTCTAACAATCATTCTACAATTATCAAAAAATTGAATATGTGTAGAATTAATTGATTCGATTATTGAATCATTATTAGCTGTTATATAAAAACTATTATTTGAGGTTATTGTGGAATTATTCTTAGCTTCTAAATATTCTGAATCTGTCTGTATAACCCTACTATTATTATAAGTATTATTCTTATTCTCTCCATCCTCAGAAAAAACAATTATATCATCTATACAATTAAAACAAATTGTTTCTTTGGTTAAAAAGATTGTTCCTTTAGGTTGAGAATCATGAGTGTTAATTGATAATACTCTATAAACAATAGCACCTAATCCTAAATCATTATTTATATCACTCACATCATACCATTGTAAAACACCAAGAGTATTTGTTGATTGTAGTGTTTTATATTGGCTATAAGTTATACTTTCTACAATAAAAGTACCTGGCGGTATAATTGTTGCGTCTATTTTACAATTATCAGATAACAAATCTATAGCAGATTGTAAAGTATTACGAGCCACAATAGCATCACTTGAGTTTTGGAAACCTAAATTAATTACATTTCCTCCTTCTTGTAAGATAGATAATGTCCTATTGTTTATACTTATTTTTTTATGTTGACAAATATTTAAAACACGGAAAGATTTATTATCAGTATCTTCTAATGTTATAAACTTATCTGTTGATTGATAAGTACGAATAAATGTTAAAGGATTAAATGCCATTATTTTTATATTTTATTTAAACAATTTGACCATTACCTGCATCTGTAAATTTCTGAGAAGCTAATTCACATTCATTTATATTTAAAAAATATAATGTTATAGGGTTATTATCATCTGATAATATAATTAATCTATTTGTTATTTTTTGAACATCTGTTATCTCAGAAAGTTGCCAAACAAAAATCCTATCACCATTTTTCCATGCGGCTATTGATTGATTTACAACATGAGTCTTAATATCTAAAGAAGTTAATCCAGATAAAACTCCAGTATTTATCGTTTGTGTATTTGTAGAGCCAGAAAAATTTGTATTTTTATCTCTATTTTTAGAAATCCATTTTAGCATTAGTATTTTTTATTTTAAATAGTTTTACCAAAAATGAAATAAGATATATTTCATAAAAATATATCTTATTAAATAAAAAACATTATGATAAAAATTATTGTTCTAACTCTCTTTCATTATTTATCTTGTCTAAAAGTGTGTAATTATCTTTCTTAAATCTCTCATAAGCTTCTATAAATGAAATATCAGATTCTTGCCCTGGGCCAAAAATTGCAATAACCTCCGGAAATTCATTTATAGGATGGTCTTCAATTTCTAAAATATCTTTTTCTTGGTTTGGAGTTAAATGCAATAACTCGTGATAAACCAATCTAGCTTTTTGGTCTTTATCCATTGTTATCCATTTATCAAAAGCAATTGTTACATAAGCATCTTTTTCAGAATAAGCCTTGCTCTTATCATTTTCTTTATTTGCTGTACCTAATATTTCGCCTGTTTTTGATTTAGCCGCAGTTCTCTTAAATAAATAACCAATTTGCCAATTTTTTAAATCTGGTCTAAATTTACTAATAATTTGTTCTCCTAATTCTTGAACTTCTGGCGCCTTTATATATTTAGGTCCTGGGTGAGGAAAATCTCCTATTTCACCTTCTGTAAATTTAATGCCTAATTTTGTTGTGATAACATCTCCTGTCGTAAACATAATTTATTCTTTGTTTAATTGTTCTTTTAATTTTTTATCTAATTTGAATAATATTTTTTTAAATTTTGCTATTGCATATTTAGATAGAGACTCATTTAAATTTATTATCTCTTTATCTATTTCTTTTTGAATTTTAGTGTTAGAAACTATCTTGGAATTAAAATATTTGATTTTATTTGTTTTTATCAATATTAATAATTCTTCGGTTATAAAATCTTTGTGCTTTTGAATTTCAAAGATTTTATCCATTGTTTCTTTTTTCATTTCAGTTGTTTCTTTTTTCATTGTTTCTTTTTTCATTGTTTCTTTTTAATATGTAATGATGCCCAGCCATTTATGTAATGGTCAACTTTTTCTTTCCATCTTCTATAAGAACCATCCCAAAATATTTCCGAACCCTTTTCCCCCTCTTTGTCTTTTGTTTTAACTTCAATATAAAAATAATTAGGTAAGTCTGCCATAAATTTACCTTTTATAAATCCAATTTGAAAAGGTAACTCAAACCAATAACCTGATTTATCATCTAGATATTTCCTTTTAAACCCTAAACTTATTAAAGACTCTTCTTTTATCATAAAACAAAGATAATATTTTTTTTAATAAAATATAAATTTTTAAAATATTTTTATTTTTTTATATTCTTCTAACCCATCATTTGATACTCTTTTAAATATTAAATGCTTATTTTTTGGGGCTTTTTTCCAAGATTCAGAATTATATGTATGTAAATGATATACAAATTCTCAATTACTCCAATTTCTGTTCCACCATTTTAATATTTTATCTTTCATAAACTCTTTATGCTTACCTTTAGAATGCCTTTTTCTAATTTTGATATTTTTAAAAATGCCGACTTTGTTAAATCTACTCTTGCATTTACTCCACACCTATCATTAACTCTAACAATAACCTTTTTATTATTTTCTAAATTGGTTATCTCAAGCATTGTGCCTAGAGGAACATGATTGTAAGCTGCTGTCAATTTATCGTTGGAAAATATTTCTCCATTGGCTGTTTTTTTTCCCTCAAATTTAGGATGATAGAAGCTTGCAATAATTGTTAATACTAAAAATAATTTCATATAATTTTTTATCTTAAGTTTATTTGTTTATTTCTAATTGAATATTTACTATATTTATATTTATCTTCCTGTAAGAGTGAGTGATACAACATTGAATCAAAATTTAACTCTTTTGCTTTAAATAACATTTTGCTCACTATTTCATTTTGAATTTCTCTGGTAAATAATTTTGTTGAGCCTTCTTGAAACTTATAATTGTATTCAGTGCAAATAACTTTTAAATGATTTGTTAAACCTCTAAATGTTCCCATATCTAAAATAGAAGTTTTTGCTATAAATTCTCTATCTATTAAATTCAAATCATTTATATAGAAGTGCGGGTTTATTGCACTTATATCTTTTATTTTAGAAACACGCTTATTCCAATCATTTCCTCGGTTGCTATTGCAACCTTCTGTTGGTACAGAAATTATAACATTAGGCAATATTTCTTTTATCCTCGGAATTAAAAAATTACATATTTCTATATAAAAACCTGTTTTTTTTGCAAAATGCATAAAAATCTCATTTCCTAATTCTACACAATAAATATTATCTTCGCCTAGTTTTTCTTTTAAGACTTTTAATGGCAACAAACAATTTTCCCACTTGTTTAAATTTTTATCTTTAAAAAATGGATGTAAATTTAAACAATAAACCGTTCTAGGTTTAAATTTTAATTGTTGTACTAAATCTATATAATTATAAATAAAATTCTTAGGGTTTCGAATTACAGAATGTTTGTTTTTGCCTGTTTCACCATAGCCATCACTTGAAATGTCATAGTCAAATGATAGTGTACCTCCAGGAAATCTAAGTAAATCTATTTGCTCATTATTCTTATTAATTATATCTGCTAAATGTAAAGTGTTTAATCCATTATCGAATAATGATGAGAAGGTATAAGCAGTATTATAACCTTCTAACATTTCTATTCTATAATCTTTTGGTATCTCCATTTAATAAGAATTTATTTTATAATACAAATATAATTAAAAATTTTAGAAAATACTAATTATTTTTTAAATAATTAATTAGGTCAAACTTTTTATATTATTTTGTTTTAGTTACTAAAACAAATTCAAATTCTCGATTTACAGACCATTTTACTATTTCTTCATTTTTGCCTATTTGTTTTTCAAAATAATTTCTTATTTTTAATAATTCAGCATCAGTATTCCATTTTTTTAAATTACATTTTTCTAAAACTTCATCTATGGGGAAATATCGGCTACTTGTCGATTCTAACAAAACCTTCTTACCTGTTTTGTTTTCTATTAATTTTATTACTTCTGATAATTTCATTTATTTGTTTTTTTTAAATAGTTGATAATATCAATCTTCTTATTTTTTAATTTATCTGAATAAATTTCTATGAATATGTTATTGAATGCTTCTGCAATTTCTTTGCCTCTTAATCCTAATTCCATTAAATCATTTCCATTAATTTCTAATTCGCTCATAGACTTAGGGTATTTTGATTTTAAATCATTAATAGCTTTTGATATGTTAGAAGGATATAATTGTAAATTAAACCCCTTTACAGTTGTTTTATATATCTTATAAGCAGTGAGCCTGGAGTTAAGTATTGAAGTATTTTTATTATTCCAAGCTAACTCTAAACAATCAATTTCTCTTGCTGTATCTATTGTCCCTCTTAATCTTTCTATATGTATTTTAGAAATATCTTTAACAGAGTCTTGTACAATAGAATAAATGAACTCTGATAATGTTTTTGATTTTTTAATTAATGAAACATCTCCGATAAATTTTGTAAAATGTGTACCAAAGATAACATCATATACCCCAGAATCCATTAATAACTTAAATCCTATCATAGGGTCTCCTTTCTTAATTATCTTTTCCAACTCTATTAATATCCTCTCTCCACTTATATCTCTTATCTTAGAAGCATTTTTTTTCATTTCTTCCCAAGTATTCTTTTCTATCTTAAAACCAAAACGAGAAGCAAATTGAATTCCTCTGAGTATTCTAAGAGGGTCGTCAGAAAATGATTGTGGAGATACCATTCTAATTATCTTATTATCTAAATCCTCTTTACCATTAAATGGGTCATATAAATCTCCGTCTGAGGTAACCGTGGAAGCGTTAATCGTAAAATCTCTTCTCAATAAATCATCTTTAATAGATAAATTATGGTCACTATCAGTTGTGAATGCTTGGTAACCTTTAGGTCTCTTGCCAGTTTTCTTTTCTGCTTCATCTTTCTCAAAATCAGTGAGTGGTCTTTCGGTACGAGGTAATGCAATATCTATTGGCTCATCTAAATCATATCCATCAGGAATGAATTTTATAACACCAAATGATTTACCTACCAAATCTGTTCTGCCATATTTTTCCAATATAGAAATTAATTTATTCATATCAATTCCTCGGCAAAGAAGGTCAATATCTTTAGAATCTTTTCCTAAAAATTTATCTCTAACAGAACCACCCACAATAACAACTTCACCTCCATTTTTCTTTATAACAGAAATAAAAGGCATTTTAAAGATAGAATCAAAATCTAATGATTCTCTTAATATTTTTTTTAGTATGCTCATATTGTTTAAATATACAAAATTTAATAAAAAACTATTTAAAATAAAAATTAATAAATGCAAAGATTAGCACCTAAACAAATCAATAAAGTTATTGGGACAAAATTAAAAAGCAATAGTTTCACAAATACTTTAGTTTTATCAGATGTTGTTACCACTATTATCAACTCTCAATTAACAACTTTAAATTTATTAAATCAAAATTCTTCAGGTTTAAATAATGAAGGTGTTGATAATGGTTATTTATGTGAAATTTTCTATAACACAGAGAAAACTCCTGTTTATGCCGATAATGGTTCTCAAATATTTGGTTTATTATCAAAATCTGGTTTAGTTTGGACAATTGCTTATAAATATTATAACTACCAAACATCTTCTTTTGATAATTATACTTTTACTTCTATAAATAGATTATTTATATCTTTCTTATATCGGATGCAATTAAAGGATTATAACTTTAATAATATTGAAGTTTATA